TCCCTTTTGAGGAGATTCCCAAAATGATTCCTGAACAACCGAGCTTTTACGACAAAGCACGAGCAGACCAAGCAAGAGATCGTTTAATGGCGCAAATTCAAGGAGCAATGCAATGACCGAATTTAACAAAGACCACTATCGCACGCCACGCTATTTTTTCCGTTGGTTGGAGTCTCTTTTTTATTGGTTTCATATAGACGGTTGCTCAAATGAGAAAAATGCATTACGCCCACGTTGGATTGGCCCGGGTAGCGAGATTTGCGAGGATTTTTTATCGGATAAATTACTAGACTGTTTACTTGATGAAGCAGTGGAACAGGCGGATATGTTACGCATTTTCGTCAATCCCCCTTACAGCGACCCATTGCCATTTGTCAAACGGGCCGCAGAGCTAAAAGAGGCTGGTTATCTCGTGGTGATGTTGTTACCGGCAGATAAAAGCACCAAGTGGTACAAAGTGATTCAGGATAATGCCACGGAAGTGATCGACATCATCGGCGGTCGGATTAATTTCCTTCACCCGGTTACTGGTGAAGAAGTCAAAGGAAACAACAAAGGCTCAATGGTGGCGGTGTTCGATCCGTTTATGCAAGGGTTTATTACTCGTCAAGTGGAGTTGGATTTTGTGAAAAAGGTCGGTGGGTATCAAGAATGAAAATCCCGATGATTAAAAATGCCGGAGGAATCCTTTGTCCTGCTGATGATATGTACCTCGACAAATTGAAGCGGCTTGAAAACGGTGGGCTTTACGAAATCGAGCTAAAGAAAGTCAATAACCCAAGATTGCACCGTAAATTATTTGCATTTTTTAAATTTTGTTTCGATCACTGGACGGCAGAAAACAGCGATCTTGAATTTGCCGATGAAGTAAAACAGTTCAATCATTTTCGCAAAAGGCTCACTATCCTTGCCGGATTTTTTGATGAGTATGTTGATTTTGACACAGGAGAAATCAGCCGAGAAGCTCAGAGTTTAAAGTTTGACGAAATGGACGATATTGAGCGAGGGGAATGCTTAAGTGCGGTCATTAATGCGGCACTAAAGCACGTTTTCGGCAACACAACCGATGAAAATGTGATTAATCAGCTTTATGCGTTTTTTTAGGGATAGAGGTTTGAATAATGAATTGGACTAATTATTTTGCCGTGTTTGCAATACTGTCTTTTATCTCCTCATTGGCACTGGTCGTTGCATTTATTTTTGCTGATTACAAATATTCAACCAAGATTTTTATGTACTCCTTTATTGGGTGTCTTTTGAGTAGCTTGATGTGGTTCGCTATTGGGCTTGTAGCCGGATTAGTGACTTTATTTTGAGGTATGTAATGGCAAAAATCAATTTTCGCAAAGAAGCAAAGGGCCGTGAATGCCAAGTGCGGTTAGTTGGAATATGCAATCACAACCCTGAAACGGTAGTGTTGGCTCATTACCGAATGGTAGGGTTAAATGGGGTAGGGATGAAACCTGATGATGTCTTTGGCTCTTGGGCGTGCAGTAGCTGCCACGATGAATGCGATCGCCGTACACGCAAAATGGATGTGGAATTAGTGCGATTAGCCCACGCCGAAGGTGTGTTCCGTACTCAAGCCATTTTACGCAAGGAAGGTAAATTATGACAGTTCTTACTCTTGAACTCCCTTATCCACCGTCAGTTAATCATTATTGGCGACATACTAGACGTGGCGTGCATTATATTTCAGACGAGGGGAAAAAATACCGGGATAAAGTCTTTTTAAGTTGTATGGGTCACTTGACCTTTGATAAACCGGTTTCGATTTCTGTTGAGGTGTATTTTCCTGATAAGAGAAAACGAGATTTAGATAACTTGGGTAAGGTGCTGTTAGATAGCCTAGTTCAAGCCAAAATCATTGAAGATGACTGTTGGCAAAAAGTACCGGAATTAAAGTGGAAGGCGATGGGCATAGAAAAGTGCGGTCGAATTGTGGTGAAATTTGAGGAGTTGGAATAATGAATATCGATAGAGTAGCAGTGCAATGGGGCTATTGGGCGACACCTCGTTATGGCACGGAATTTCCTCGCATATCAGCCGGATTTGCTCAAGTTAAGCCTAACGCCGAGTATGCCTATAAACCGCATTTAGATCCGATTTCAGACGAACTGGGAATGCAGATTAACGAATGTATGCTGATTATGTATAAAGTGAACCCTGAGCTTTATGATGTGTTTATGCTGACCTATGTTGATCGGTGGGAAATTAGCGACATTCATCGTTGTCTTAATATTTCTAGGGCTGAGTATTTTAACCGTCTAAAAACAGCAAAAACCGCACTAAAATTAATGCTACACACAGGAAAAACGGTATTTGTGGCATAAATAAAAGAGCCTGCACTAAGCAGGCTTTTGTCATCTATTGGTGAGTAGCTTGTAGCTCATTCTGAGAAGCGACCGCTAAAAAGTGGCTTCTATCTCGATAAAAATGGCTATGTGCCACACGGTTATCAATGCGATCGATTAAATACTGAGGTAAAACGATATTCACTCGTTGGCGTTTGCCAAAGTAAGCGGTAATATCGACATCAATTAATAACCAACTATCACAATGAGCGAAATCTTCTTGCTGTTTATAGTATGTAAAACCTTTATCTTTGATTTGGCTAATATCAAAACCGTCCTCAGCCATTCCTTCAAGCATTAAGTGAATTGCCTCAGTCACCATTGGCACTATCTCTTCAGTGGTATCTGCTGCACTAAAACAACTATATTTTTCGGTGAATAATGCAGGCACAACTAAGCCAAAGGCTTCATTTTCAGTTTTAGGTGTTTCCACGCCGACAGTAAATAACATATTAACTCCTTTCTCAAAGCTCGGCAGAGCTTATAAAAGCCCTGCCGATTTTGATCGTACCGATTGGTAAATTACCTTTAGGGTGCGGAACAGGAAACGTCTTTCCTGTTTTGGGTGAAAACCATATTTGGTGATCGCCTTTCCCCTGTCGCTTAAGATAACAACCGTGTTCTTTCAATTCCTTGATTAAGTCGCTGGATCGCATGCTAATCTCCTTTTGTCTTAATCGAGGCTAATTATACACAAATATACACATAAAGCAAGGTGGAAATATTAGTGTAAAAATTACGCAAAATACGAAGCCCGTTTACGACACCATTTTTTGTATTTTTACAAATAATTATTTGGGCAAATAAATATTTTTTATTTGACAATAACTAATCACTTAGATTAGGATAACTCCACTTTCAAACGAAAGTCGCTTAATTAAAAATAGAATAATACGCAATGGCTTACAGAAATGTAGGCTTTTTTTATATGGGTAGCGGAAAAATGAAATCAATATTTACAGCGAAATTTGGGCAATTCCCTTTACGATTCATCTTAAAAAATGATGAATTATTTGTCTCAAAAACGGATTTAACCGCTATTTTCTACGATTTCTTCCCTGTTTCGCACCGCACTTTTGTTGAGGAACTTATCAATAACGGCATACCCAATATTATCGGAGATAAACACGACATCACCTCCGGCATTGTTGGGCAATCTGAAATCGGAGCTGTCATTCATTTTCACGCAGTAGGTAATCTCGTCACCTCTTATAGTGAATTGACCGATGCAGAGAGTGAAGTTTTACGCAATGCCGCCTTTCAAGTGCGAACCTTTTCGCACTGGTATATTAAAGCCTTATCTCAAGCAGATGAACATTTTGGCAGAACCTTAGAGGATTTACTTATGTCAGTCAAAAATCGATTAGATCGTATCAATCCTCCTTATCTTGTAGAAGTGATGTACGATGTTGAAGACAATGTCCCGTCCTGGATTGGAACTTGCGATAAGCTTCGCCTTGTTACAGAAGGCAGAACTTACGAAGAACTCCAAGAGCGTGTTTGGGAAATCGCCCCCGAAATGCACGAACTACAAGGATATGGAAAAGAAAATGATAATATCCGAATTTCGTTTATCCAAACAGAAAGCCATAACGAACATCAACGCTTGGAGATGTAAAAATGGGAAGTGGATACTACGATCGGCTCATCAAAGTGTTAAAACAGCAAGGTTGCTATCTGTATAGGCAGGGAAAAGGCAGCCACGAAATTTGGTTTAGTCCACTTGTCAATGACACTTTCCCAGTGGCTTACACCATTAAAAACAGACATACCGCCAATGGGATTTTAAAACAAGCTGGGATTGATTTTAAATTCTAGTTTGACAACCCCAACACTTCAGAGTAGTATCAACTCCAAGGTCTCAAAAGCCTTTATCAGATACGGTAATTCACCCCGTCAGCGTGATTTTTTTGTATCCAAAATTTGTGATCTCTTTTCTCTTTCCCACAATTTTTACGATACAAAACAACAATGTAAATCAATGATCGACAGTGCGACTAATACAACACCGAAAGGGAATACGTCCGCTGGATTATCTGACCAGTTTTGAGCTGTCGATCACCCTAACTCAAAATTAGGGCTTCTATCAGAAGGAAATCAGATATGACAACTCAACTTTCAACAATTCAATTCCATAATCAATCTTTAGTTACATTCGAGCAAGACGGAACTTATTACACTGCAATGAAACCGATTTGCGAAAATATTGGTTTGGCTTGGGAACCTCAGTTACTTAGAATTAAACGAGATGATGTACTAAGTTCAACCATGATCATTACGATCATAGTTGCAGAAGATGGCAAACAACGTGAAATGGTATGCTTGCCTATCGATTACCTCAACGGTTGGTTATTTGGCATTGATGTGAAACGAGTAAAACCTGAAATCCGAGACACGCTAATTATGTACAAAAAAGAGTGCTACAAAGCATTAGCGGATTATTGGATAAAAGGCAAAGCCGAACGTAAAACAACCACAGACGAAAGAACAGGATTAAGACAAGCCGTAAGTGCGTTAGTGAGTAAGAAAGGATTAATCTATTCTGAGGCTTATTCACTCATTCATCAGCGTTTTAATGTTGAACACATTGACGAACTCACACCGGAACAGATTGGAATGGCGGTGGAATATGTGCATAGAATTGTGCTTGAGGGGGAATTGATTGAACCGAAGAAAAATGAGCATTATTCCTTTGAATTTACCGAACACGAACTTCAACAGCTTGTATGGACTTGGTTCGCCTTACTGCGTTGTGCTGAAATGTGCCAAGTGCTTTATCCTGCATTGCGACAAATCGGCTCGAGTTACGCTGCTACGGTGCGTGATTTAGGGGTTGAGTACAACTACACCATACGTCAATCGCAGAACACGTTGAGCCGAATTACAGAACAATTTGCCTGTGAGCCAAGTAGCAACTGGCGAGTATTAAAATACTTACGAGCCTACAATCCGAAGAAAAGCGGATTTCAATTAGATATTTTGTAAAAATTAACTAAAAACCGACCGCACTTTTTTGAAAAAATACTTGCAAAGTCTAGACTGAAAGTATATGATTTCATTTATAGTGCGGTTTTTGCACATAAACAACGCACAAGTGAATTTTAACAGCCCTGATTTAGAATAGTCGGGGCTTTTTATTGGTGGTGGAAAATGGAAGATAACAAACTTGTTCAGCCTTTCGCATTTTTGGGGATTGAAATGTGGTTAGATGAAAAAGATCGCTTAATGCTTTCTATTCCTAATTCTTCCCAAAAGCACTCAATCGAGCAATTTTCATTACCTATTCGCAATCAAACCGGAAAGTTGATTGGTAGCTTTATTTTTAAGAAACAGATTTCTGTAAAGACTCAAACACTATTTTCAGCAGAGGAATGGCTTGATCCGCATTTTCAAAGCCAAGATCAACCAGTTTCGTTATTACCTGCTCTAGGGCTTTTCCGCTTAGATTCTTCAATGCAGAAAGTAGAGTAGATTTTTCTGAATCTGGGATATTGGCAGACTGAATTTTACTTGTAAGCAATGCTTTTAGAGTGTCTTCGTGAAATTTTACGGTGATGGTTCCTAGAATTGCGGATAAACCGCCATCAGCGGCTAAAAAATCCATTCCGTTTTTAGTAATGGTTGTGTAAATGATATTTATTGTGGCTTCAGCATCAACAGATAATATCAATTGAAAGTCTCGAATGAGGTCGTGTTCTTGCAAATAAAATATATTTGCCGTTAGTACATTTATGTCTTCACATAGGGTATGTAGTTCGTTGCCATTTGGTAAAGGATAGGTTTCTGCTAATTTTAGCAGAATGTTCTTTTGCAAAGCTCGATCTAGTTTCATTGTTTTTTTGATCTCTGTTATTTTATTGTGTGGAAACTTTATCTTAACAGAACTTATAGCTCACCGTAAAAGGTGGGCTTTTTTATTGCCTCAAAAGCGAGGTGGAGTATGAAAATTATGCCAAATAATACGCCGGATGTATGGACGCAAATTTGGACACTACTTACAACGCATTTTTCAAATCACAATCAGTTGATTTGCGGTGTCGTGATTGCGTTCTTTACATCGTTAATTAAATCTTTTCTCTATGGCAAAAGGGATACACCAAAACGGGTTATCGCTGAAGCCTTATTGTGTAGTCTTATTGCAGGCTCAATTCAGCCGATTTTACTGCACTTTCAATTGAGTGTTGATTTAATCACTCCTATTGGAGCTGGTATAGGGTTAGCCGGTACAAGTGTTGTAAGGCTGCTTATTTTGACTTTTTTCAAAAAACGAATTGGAGAGTCTAGCTATGATGACAATGAGTGAAAATGGGATTCATCATATTATCCGTGACGAAGGCGAACGTTTAACTGCTTACCAAGATGTTGTCGGCATTTGGACTATCGGTGTGGGCCATACCGGACAAGTTGATGGTAAGCCCGTAGCAAAAGGAATGACTATCAGCAAAGAAAAATCCCGTGAGATTTTAAAGGCAGACTTGGCCCGGTTTGAAAATGCAATTAATACGAGTGTAAATGTATCGCTCACACAAAATCAATTTGATGCGCTTGTTAGTCTCGCATTCAATATCGGTGAAGGTGCATTCCGCCGCTCAACTCTCTTGCGCAAACTTAATGCCGGTGATTATAGCGGCGCAAGCCAACAATTCTTGGTTTGGAAAAATGCCGGTGGCCGAGTATCGCAAGGGTTGCTCAATCGTCGTAAACGTGAAAAGGCATTATTTGATGAATAAATATGTTTATACCGTAATTGGCTCACTTATTTTGGGCTTGTGTTTTTGGTTAAGGGTTCAGCACAACACCATCTCTAACTTAAGAGCCGATAATCAGGCGCAAGCCCAAATCATTGAAAAGCAAAGTGCGGCTATTTCTCAGCTTAAATTACAAGCCAAGGAAAATGAACGCCTAACACTTGAATTAAGTAAAGCAGAGTCAGAGGCAAGGAGTAAATCAGATGAAGTCATTAGAACTATCCCAAAACAGATTAAAGATAGCGATGCTTATAACAGCAACGCTCCTCGCAGTGTTATTGAGTTCTTGCGCCAAGAATGAGCCAGTCACAGTAGCTTGCCCTACGCTCCCTGCGGCGTTTATCTCTCATTTGGACAGAACGCCATTTAACGGCCACACCTACGGTGATGTCACACAGTATGCCGTCATCTTAAAGCGTGAGCGTGATATGTGCCTAAATCGGATCGATAAAATTCGGGAATGGCGAGTAGAACAAGCACAGAAATAACATATAAGGATTAAACCTATGCCTAAGAAAAAAGACGAGGTGAAATCCACGTCTAAAGGGCGTGGGTTGAATGAAAAACAAAAAAGATTTGTTGATGAATACCTGATTGACTTAAATGCAACGCAAGCAGCAATTAGAGCGGGGTACAGTGCAGATACAGCTAGACAAATGGGATCTGAGAACCTGTCAAAACCTGTCATTCAAGAAGCAATCCAAGAAGCCCAAAAAAATCGTTCAACACGCACTCAAGTAACGCAAGATGACGTTATTCGAGGATTACTCACTGAAGCAGAATGGAATGGAGAGGGTTCTAGCCATTCCGCAAGGGTAGCTGCGTGGGCCCATTTGGGGAAACATCTCGGCATGTTCACGCAAAAAGTGGAAGTGTCAGGAGATTTACATATTGAGCAGCATGCTGAATTGGATTTATCTGGATTGAATATTGATGAACTTGAGCAGCTTGAAAAATTACTCGAAAAAGGAAATCCTGAAAAAAATTCAGAACGAGAAAGCTAAGAAATCATTAATAAATTTCACCCTTGAAACGAAACCTGATTTTATTACAGGTTGGTTCAACGAAATCATTGCAAAAGAGCTTCAACAGTTTTATCAGGATGTGATTGATGGCAAGCAACCACGATTAATGATATTTGCTCCGCCTCGTAGTGGTAAGAGTGAGTTATTCAGTCGCCGTTTTCCTGCATGGGCCTTTGGTAAAAATCCTGATTTACAGGTGATTGCCTGTTCCTATTCGGCAGATTTGGCAAGTCGTATGAACCGTGATGTTCAACGCATAATGGATGATGAAAAATATCACGATATCTTTCCTCATTCTTCACTGAATAACAAACGCATTACCACTATTTCAGGGCAAGCATTAAGAAACAGCGAAATCTTTGAGATTATAGGGCATAAAGGCGCTTATCGCTCAGCCGGTGTAGGCGGTGGTATTACCGGTATGGGGGCAGACATTGCCATCATTGATGACCCGGTTAAAGATGCGAAAGAGGCGAATTCTCAAACTGTGCGTGATGGCGTGTGGGATTGGTACACAACAACGCTTTATACTCGATTATCGCCTAAAAGCGGTGTGCTACTTGGAATGACAAGATGGCACGAAGATGATTTAGCCGGTCGCTTACTACAAGAGATGGAAAATGGTGGTGATCAATGGCGAGTAGTTTCATTTCCTGCCATTGCAGAGCAAGATGAAGAACATCGTAAAGAGGGTGAGGCATTACACCCTGAACGTTTTGATTTGGAGCGGTTAGAGAAGATAAGAGGCGCAGTAGGTACGCATACCTGGAACGCACTTTATCAGCAACGCCCAAGCAGTAAAGGTGGTGGAATTATTAAAGGCGGTTGGTTTCCACGTTATAAAATTCCTCCCATTATTAAAATTAAGGCAATTTATGCAGATACTGCACAGAAAACAAAAGAGCATAATGACTATTCTGCTTTCTTGGTTGCCGGTAAAGGGGATGACGGTAAAGTATATGTGCTTGATGTTGTCCGGGGTAAGTGGGAAGCACCTGAACTGGAGCAAAAACTAAAAGATGTTTGGAATGCCCAAAAAGCAAACCGAAATACGGGTTATCTCTCTCGTGTGAATGTAGAAGATAAAGCAAGTGGTACATCACTGATTCAGCGCATTCAGCGTGAAACTCGCATTCCGATCAAGGCGGTTGGTGTGGATGCCGATAAGTACACTCGGGTTCTTGGGGTACAAGGTTATATTGAAAGTGGCTATGTTTGCTTACCTGAAAATGCCCCTTGGGTGAAAGAATTCATTGATGAATGTGAGGCATTTACCGCCACAGATAGTCACAAACATGACGATCAGGTTGATGCATTGGTGATGGCGATTTCCGATCTTCTTGGACGACCTAAATCATTACTGGATTGCTAATTATGAAAATCGACGACAATTTACAATCTCTTGCTTTAAAACTTGGAGTAAAGCAAGAATCGGCAAGCTATGTCAGAACACAAACGATTACCGAAGACAGAGAACAGCTTAATGCCTTATGGGTGGGGAATTGGGTTGCTCGCAAAATCTGTATTAAGCGCCCGCAAGATATGGTTCGCCGTTGGCGTGATGTGTACTCAAATGATTTAGGGGCTGAAAAACTGGAAGCCTTTGAGAATTTGGAGCGTAAGCTGAAACTGAGGGAAACACTGGGTGAAGCCTTATCGTGGTCAAGTTTATACGGTTCAGTGGCTATTCTTATCGTTACAGATACGATGGCTCTAAATACGCCGCTACAACCAACGGAGCAAATTAATCGTTTAGTTATCTTGCCTAAATGGAAAATATCACCTTCCGGTGAGCGAGATGAGGATGTTCTCTCACCCAATTTTTCGGGCTATTCTTCTTATCAAATAAATGGCTCATTAAGTGTGCATTACTCACGGCTAATTATCTTAAATGCAGCAAAATCCCCCTTATCTGATGATGATATTTGGGGGATTTCTGATTTAGAGGCGGTGATCTCGACATTGAAGCGATTTGATGGGGCTAGTACGAATATTGGCGATTTGATTTATGAAAGTAAAATCGACATTTTCAAAATAGCGGGCTTATCCGACAAGATTTCATCAGGATTGGAAGGTGATGTCGCAAGAGTGATTAGCTCTGTCCAGTCCATTAAATCAGCAACAAACAGCCTTCTTCTCGATCCTGAAAATGAATATGAGCAGAAAGAGCTAAGTTTTGGCGGATTGAAAGATTTATTAGTTGAGTTCAGGAATGCGGTTGCCGGTGCGGCAGATATGCCGGTAACGATTTTATTCGGACAAAGTGCGGCAGGATTTGCCAGTGGCCAAGAAGATATTGATAACTATCACGAAAGCGTACACCGCCTCCAAGAAGAGCGATTACGCCCGGTGTTAGAACGGCTTGATCCGTTATTATGCAATATGGCTTTCGGGCATTATCCGCAAGATTGGTGGTTTGAATTTGTACCGCTTAAAGAGCTATCGCAAGAGCAACAAATCAATATGCTCAATACATTTGCGACAGCCTCTAATGTGTTTATTCAAAACGGCATATTAAACGAAACTCAAGTAGCGAATGAACTGAAAGAAAGTGGTTTGTTTGCCAACATTTCTGCCGAAGATATTGAGGATATGAAAAATGTTGATAAATTTGCCGGAGATTTTGAAGAATCAGAAGAGATGGAAGGCACGGAAATTCAAGCCGGTCAAGAGTAGTAGGCGGACAGAAATTTGGTATCATCAACAGCTTAAGGCGTTTGTCAAAAATATGACGAGTAACATTGAAAGGGCTTTGCAACAACCACAAAGTCCTTTTTTTATGGATAGCGCTGATGGGTTCCAAGCGATGAGTAAGCAAGCCTTATTGGACTACCTGAAAAAATACCAAGAAAAAGACCGCACTTCTGAGGCTGAATATATCGCTCAAGGCTTTGTAAGCCGTGGCAATACCCAAAACCAAAGGGAAGTATCAATAAATCTTAAAAATCAAACCGGCGTTGATTTAGCAACCTATTTAAACAATAGCCCGAATATCAAAGATAAGTTGGAGATGACGCAATTATGGAACGTTTCTCTTATTTCTAATTTGCAGGCAGATTATTTAAACAAAATCAATAATGCGGTGACCCAGTCTGTTTTATCCGGTGGGGATATTAAGGATTTAGCTGCTCAAATTAAGGAAATCGCAAAAGTATCTGAAAAGCGTGCTGCATTAATTGCACGAGATCAGACATCAAAATTTAATGCCGCATTGACACAGGCTCGTCACGAAGATTTGGGTGTTAAAAAGTATATGTGGAGCACTGCGGGTGATGAGCGTGTGCGAGATAGTCATGCTGAAAAAGATGGGCAGATTTTTGAATATGCCAATCCCCCTGAAGATACCGGACATCCAGGGCATGATATAAACTGCCGATGTGTTCAGATTGCTGTGTTTGATGAGGTGCACGAGAAGAAAATCAATGAGCAGAGTGCAAATTTATCTGTTGAACCGGATGTGTCTTCTAAAAATAAGTCAGGTAAGATGGAGTTAGGTGAGCTATTTGATAATTCTGCCACTGGCTCAGGTAATAAATCGTTTTCTAATTTGGGGGTTGTTAGTGAAGAGCTTGTAAAAGTTGCAAAAGAGAATATCGGATTGGATATATCTGATTGGCAGCATAGCATTGATGAATCAAGCATTCGGCATATTCTTAAACGGCATGGAAATGAAAAAGTAGAGAATGAGCGAGGTCAAAGAGCAGTCACTAAAGCAGATATTTTGTTATTGCCATTAATTATCAAGGCTTTTGATAGCATTGAATATACAGGCACAACAGAATCAGGCAATGAGAGTTTTTTGATACGCAAAGAAATTGATGATGAAATTTTTAGTGTGCAAGAAATCCGCAAAAGGCATAAAAAAGTTGCTGTAAAAACAATGTGGATTAGGAAGAAAAAGAAAAGCCACAAATCTACATAGTGCTTGGTTCGAAATCGCACCTGCTTAACGTCCTAAACGTGCTATGCCCTATGATTTATGGCTTATTCCTATTCTAGATATTATCTTATCTACTTTCAAGATAAACCGCTCTTATGGGCGGTTTTTTTATTGGAGAAAACAATGAAATTCACAGATAAAACAAAACAAGCCAAAACACAGCGAACTATCACAAAAGATGGTTTTTTAGTTGTGCCGGCAACGATTTCCAAAACGGGGATATTTGATTATTTGGCAACGGAGCTTGGCTTGAAAGAAGAGGGCATTAAGAAAGTCGCTCGAACGGAAAAATCCTTGTTTAGCGATGAAACAATCAAAAGTTTCGAGAATGCCACCTTAACCATTGGTCACCCGAAAGAAGATGTGAATGCGAAGAACTGGAAACAGCTTTCAGTGGGCGTGGTTCGCAACGTAAAACGTGTTGGCGATGAGTTGACTGCGGAAGCATGGATTTATGATGAAAATGCTATTAAAACCGTGCAGGAGCATGGGGTTGAACAATTATCTTGCGGGTACGATTGCGATATTAAACCGTCAACTGTGCAAGATGCAGATTTTGAGATGTCGCCGATGATCGGCAACCATGTAGCGATTGTGGCAAAGGGTCGCTGCGGTGGAGAAGTCAAACTTGCCGATGAGGATAAAACATTTATGAGTAAAACAGCAAAATTCATTGATGCATTTTTAGGTGCGTTCGGTATTAAGTTATCAGACGAGCAGAAAAAGCAGATTGAAGAAGATGAAGAGCAAGGAAAAGAAGGTAAACCGGAAGAAGGTAAAAAGCCTGAAGATCCTAAAGCGAAACCGGAAGAAAAAACCGAAGAAGAGAAGGAGAAAAAAATGGCAGATGCCGATTTGTTAAAACGCATTAGCGATCTTGAAGCTGAAAACAAACAGTTGAAAGATGCTAAAGCAAACACCGAAGGTGAACAAAAACGTGTTGAGCTTTTAGCCGATGCGAAAGCAAGCTTTTCTGATGTCACTTTCAAGGATTCTGCTACCGTGCGTGAAATCCAAGAAAGTGCGGTCATTTCCACGGGGATTTTCAGCCAAGAAGAATTGACAAAATTATCCGATGAAGAAGTTGCCGGCGCTTACAAGGCGGCAAAATCAACGGCTAAAAAATTAGCCGATCGAGCTTTGGGTGCTCACTTGTTAAAAGATGCGGCACCGGCTAACACATCGTTTGATTTCAACACTTACAAAGAAGGAGCGAAATAATGGCGTTTGCAATTAATACTGCGGTCGCTACCGCAGGCAATATCGGTAAAGGTGGGCTTGCCAACTCAAAGGCAATTGCCTATATGAACGAGGGTGAAACACCGCTTGTTGCGGGGCGTTTTGTCGCATTGGGCGAAACAGGGGTTAAAGCATTAACGACAACTGAGGATACTTTGGCAGGCGTGGTTGTGCGTAATGTGGTTAAAGACGAAACCCCACAGGGCGAACTCTGCGATGTAATGCACATTGGTACGGCAGACAGTATTTGGGTTGAAGTCGCCAAGGGTGCTACCGTTGCTCGAGGCAATAAAGTGGTCGTTGTGGCTGTTGCCAACAGTGGAAAAGAAGCCGGCACGATCCAAGGTGAAATTGATTCAACAAACTGCATTAGTACCGATTTCACGGTGATTACCGTGGCAGAGGGTATTGCAGAAATTACTCGTTTATAACATTAACTAAGAAGGAACAATAAACTATGCCACATATTAATGTGCTACGTTCCGCTTTAACCGAAGTACAAAGCGGAATTAATAAAACCAAATACCCTGACATTGTTTTCCCGCAGTTTGTTTTCATCAATTCAAGTGGAAGTGAGCTTGCTGATGAAATCTTGAGTTTTAGCTCAGATGTTACCGGGGATTTAGATAGCGGGCTTATATCAATGAACACCAGTGTGTTCGATCAAGTTGGTGTCACCTTTAACCATAGCAAAGTGCCGTTAGTCACTTGGTTGAAATTGGTTGAATGGCATGAATTTGAGTTGAGAAAAGCGGCTGCATTGGGCGTTTCTGTCAACACTGAAAAACTCTATGCCCTGAACCAAAATGCACACCAAACCTTGCAGAAAGTGGCATTTTTAGGTCATGCCCGTGATACTCGTTTGAAAGGGTTGTTAAATTCAGACCAGGTTGAAGTCTATAAGCCGAAAACTAAAGGTAAAGTAGGCGAATTAGATTACCAAAAAGCGGTGGCGTTCTTTGAAGAAATCTTCTTGCGTTCAGTTGAGAAAACGCATCGTATTGCTGTACCGGATACCTTTGCTATTGACAGTGCAGATAAAGCACATCTTGCGTTGCTTGAACGACCTAATTCCGACAAGTCTGCTCTTGAGTGGTTGGAGGAGAAATTGAGAGGTGCTGCGGGTAAAACTGTCGAGATTGAGGCTTTACCGTCTAATTTCGGTAAATTAGCAAGCGAAGGAAAAACTCGTGCGATGGTTTATACCAATGACAAGAACTATGTGGAAATGAATATTCCGAAATCCCCAACGGTTCTTGGTGCAGGTAAAAAAGATTTGGTGACCTATCAATCAGGTTTAACAATGGTCTTTGGTGGCGTCAACTTCAAAGAGCCTGATGCGGCCCTTTATATCGACTACTAAGGAGTAGACTAATGCCATTACAAAAGGCTTTTTTACAACGTTATCCTGAATTTGAAGAGACCGATGCACGCCGTATCGGTCTTTTTATTTCGGATGCGCAAACAGAAATCAGCCCTAAGCGATGGGGAAAGCTGTATCAGCGTGGCGTAATGGCATTAACCGCCCATTTACTTAAACTTAGAGCCGATGCAGAAATAAGTGGCGGTGTCGCAAACCGTAATCTTGCCAGTGAAAGTGCGGGCGAATTATCGGTGAGTTATGCGACGCCAACTGCAGTAAATGGATCTGACGATTTTTACCAACTGACCGCCTACGGGCAGGAGTATTTACGGCTTCGTAAGCTAGTCGGTGTCGGAGTGATGGTGGCGTAAATGGCGGTAACGGTACAGGCTGATTTTAAGGGAGCGAGGCAGTTGATTGAAAAACTGCAATCGCTTAAAGACAAAGCAGTGTATGTTGGGTTTCCTGCGGAATTTAATGAGCCGGTAGAAGGGGCAAAAAACTTTAACCTTGCTTCTTTAGCGGCAGTATTGGAATTTGGCAATGAGCATATTCCGTCACGCCCTTTCCTTCGCCAAACTCTTGAGAAAAACCGGGAAAAATATACCGCACTTTTTGTTCAGTTGTTTGAGCGAGGTATGTCGGTTGAGAAAATCTACGAGAGTATTGCCAATATTGCGGAAGGTGATGTAAAGAAAAACATTGTTAAAGGTCAATGGGCTGAAAATGCAGACTCAACAAAAATTGCTTGGAGGCTCAAGGATGTTAAAAATCCAAAACGTAGACGCAAAATCAGAGAAACGCTAGATCCAAAAAGTATTAAGAAAAAACCGCTTATTTGGAATGGCAAAATGCGCCAATCAGTACGAGGTATCGTCAAATGAGTTTAATTAATCAAGCCGGGCGTTTCCTCAATAGTCGATTTAGTCAACGAGTTCAGGTAAGGCGAATATTAGGCGGTGGAGCGAAAGCGGAATATGACCCGGAGGAAGTTACCGCTATTGTCATTCCTACGTCACCGAATGATGTGTTGTTGCTGCCTGAGGGAGAGCGTTATTTGCCCTCTATCAAAATTTACACGCAACAACCGCTTAAAATTGGGGATTTAGTGGATTATCGAGGGCAAACCTACAAAATCAAAACCGCTGCAGACTGGGGGGATTATGGATACTACAACCATATCGGCGTTCGACATATCCCGACTGCGAAAGTGGATTCAACGGGCTTTACAGTTACCTGATGGTGTGGTGATAGGGGGGCATTTGCCGGAAAATAACCTACCCGCTTTTATCACGGTTGATATGCTTTTTAGTCAAGAGATAGGACAAAGCCGAAGGGTATTTGATGGTAAAACCGAACACGTCACAACAAGCCTTCAAACCACAGTGAGCATTTCTTGCTATGGTAATCACAGTATCGCCATGGCTACTAAGCTTAAAACCTTATTGCAAAGTTCAGCGGCATTATCTGCATTTAAAGCGATGAATGCCGGCATAGTCCGTTTTTCAGATGTGCGTAATCTCACAACAACAGTAGGGGCGGATTATGAAGAGCGGGGGCAATTTGATTGTGTGATTTCGCATCACCATATCGTGGCGATCCCACTTGAGCCGATCCTACAAGTCGAACACTATACAAACCAATCTATTCAACAAACGATCAAAGGAGCTATTTAATGGCACTTTCTATTAGCAACGTTGTTAATGTGCAGCTTAACACCGTGCCGAAATCCGCTGCACGAAAATCATTTGGTATTGTGGCGTTATTTACACCAGAAACGGGGCAAGTTTTTAATGATGCCAATACCCGCTATGTGTATGTGGAAAATCAAAAAGAGGTGGAGCAACTTTTCGGCACTAATTCTGAAACCGCAAAAGCCGCATTACCTTTCTTTGCACAAAGCCCGAGAGCAAAACAGCTTGTTATCGCTCGATGGCAAAAAGAGAAAGCAACCATTAATGCAACCAGTAATGCATTGCGTGGAGCGGTGCTTTCTGATGATTTAGAGGTTTTTAAAGCAGTAGTGAATGGACGCTTTGCCTTGACGGTTGGTGATGAAATTAAGAAAGTGGAAGGACTGAATTTTTCACGCCTTGCCGATTTTGATGCGATTGCCAGCCACATCCAAGAAAAATTAACTGCCCTTTCTGTAGATATTTCGGTTTCTTATGACGATATGGGTAATCGATTTATTCTTGAGGCAACTCGAGCGGGCGAGAACAAGGCGACACAAATCTATTTTTCCATTAATGAACCCGGTGAGGGGGAATATATTGGATCACTTCTAAAACTGGAAGATGGACAAGCTGTTCGTGTCATGGGTAAAGATTCCATTTCTTTAAAAGCGGAAAAATTGGAAGAGGCTTTATTCAAGGTCGCAGAAGTGAACAATAGCTGGTATGGGTTTACCGTTGCAGCACAATTGACTGACTCGCAAGTGGAAGCGGCCGCAAAATATGCTCAAGCCAATACGAAGTTATTTGGGGCAAACGTGATCCATGAAGATCAGATTGAATGGTCAGCAGACAATATTTATAAAAAATTGTTTGACGCAGGAATGGATCACACATTGGCAATGTTTGATAAAAACGATATGTACCCGGCTTCTTCTGCATTGGCCCGTTTATTATCAACCAACTTTGCTGCCAATAATTCAACACTCACGCTGAAATTTAAGCAGCAACCAACCATCACAGCTGACGAAATCACCGCAACGGAATTTACCAAAGCAAAACGTCTTGGCATTAACGTTTACACTTATTTTGATGATGTGGCGATGATTGCGGAAGGCACGGTGATTGGCGGTAAATTTGCCGACGAAATTGTGATTTTAGATTGGTTTGTGGATGCTGTTCAAAAAGAAGTGTTTGCCCGACTTTACAAATCGCCGACTAAAATCCCATTAACGGATAAAGGGCAAGCGGTATTGATTGCCGCTGTCGAAAAAGTTTGCCTTGAAGGGATTAATAATGGGGCATTTGCTCCGGGTCAGTGGACTGGTGATGCTTTTGGCAATTTATCCACTGGTGACTACTTAGAAAAAGGGTACTACGTTTGGGCGGCACCAATGGACACGCTTTCTGATAGTGACCGTGAAGAACGTAAGGCGACACCAATTCAAACGGCAGTAAAACTTGCCGGCGCAATTCACAGTACTGATGTGATCGTGAATTACAATCGCTAAATTAACCCTAAATCAACCAAAGTGCGGTAGTTTTTTCCGCACTTTTTTATTTAAGAAGGAAAAATTATGGCAATTTTCGATCCTAAACAAGTTGTTGTTTTACTGGACGGCAAAGAAATTTCAGATTGGTCGGACGGTTCTGATGTGATCAATGCGACGAATCAGGTTGATGCCGGACAAATGGTTATTGGTGCTGACGGTACGGGTATTTTTATCGCAAGTCCGGATAAATCAGGCAAGCTTACCTTAAAAATTAAGCAGCATTCTGCAGATAATGCTTATTTGTCTAAGCTTTACAACCAGCAGAAAAACAGCATTAAAACCTATATCCCGATAACGCTCGCTATTCGTGATTTAATCAATGATGACGTAGTGACGGCAACAAAAGGTTATTTCACCACGCCTTCGCCTTATGTGCGAGGGAACGGCCACAATGCGACCACTTGGACGCTCGTGTTTGAGCAAATGACAATGAATCTTGAAAAAGGTGTTCAATAATGGAACAAAGCAAACAATTTACTCTTGAAAACATCACTTACACGATGACCCCTGCCAATGCCGCTGCTTCATGGTCTGCATTAAAAGAGGCCTTGAAGCTGGTGCAGCATGTGGATCTATCAAGCTTGGGCAAAGAAAAAGGCAATATTGGGGCCAGTATGCTGATGGCTATCCTTGCTAATTTGGGTGATCCAAGCATTAAAGCGTTAGAAGATATTGTGCTGAAACATACTTCTTGCGAGAAAGATGGTCAACTATACCGATTATCTGAGCGGTTTGATGCGCATTTTAATCAACACCGTGGGCATTTATTGTCCGTGTTAAAAGAAGGTCTGGTATATCAGTTCGCCGATTTTTTTATCGGTGGGGGCGGATTGCTGAATGCTATGCTGCCAACTCAAACCCCAATCAAACCGTAAGCCAATCTCAAGTAGATTGGTTTATTTTTACCCCTATTGTTAAGAAATTCTGCACGCTTCATGAATTAAGGTCGGTTTATTCAATAGCCGACCTTTTATCTTTTCATGAGGTGATCGTTGAATTAAATCAAATGGAGCAAGCCAATGCTACTCGATGAACTACTGATAAAAATCGGCATTGATGCGGATAGCCAAGCGATGCAACAGTTTGAGCAATTCCTCAATGCGATTGGTGAGGGGACTGAAAGTGCCGCAGAACAGCTAGGTGATTTTGCTAGAGCAATTGAGGACGTTGTTAGCGAAACAACTGAACAAGTTGCATCAATGCCTGAGTTTGCCGAGTTTTTTAAATCCTTAGAAGAATTGCATGAAAAAACGGAAGGGTTGTCGGAAGATGAAGCCTTAAATGCTTGGGTTGAAAAAATCATTGAAAGTGATGCGTTACTTTCTCAATTTGGCGAGGGTTTTTCTGCCAATACTCAAGAACTTGAACAAGGATTACAAGCACTTGGACTGAGTTCTGAAGATGTAGAAAAGGTTATTAGCAAACTAAAACAAGCGATTGAGGAAAAGCAAAAAGCCACGGATAAGGACACGGAAAGCACCCAAGAAAACACGGAAAGCACGCAGGAAAATACTGATGCTCAGAATGAAAATGCGGAAAGTACAGACAATTTAGCAGACAAGATGGTTTCCCTTTGGGCCACTAAATACGGTGCAGATGGTCTCGTTGAAAAGTTTGAATTGCTCGGTGTGAGCATTAGCAAAACCACATTGAAATTTGCGGCATTTGGTGCGGCTTTTTATGCGGCAACAATAGGGGTTAAAAACTTTGTTGATAACAACCTCACAGCACTTGATGAGATTCGGCAGCTTTCAGCGGTAACGGGTGAGGCAGCCGATGCGATTTATAATCTAGGTAAAGTGGCGGAGGTTAATGGTTCATCAAGCCAAGCTGCTCAGTCCTCTATTGAGGGGCTTTCTCGGGTTATCGGTGAGGCGGCTGCGGGTATTGGTCGTGGGGCGAAATCCTTTGAGCATTACGGATTAAGTGCGAAAAAGGCCAACGGTGAAGTGAAAACATCAAGTGAAATGCTTGGTGAGATTTCTGACAAAATGAAAAAAATGGGCGAGCAAGAGCAAATTGCGATGCTTGCCAAATTGGGCATTGACGGTTCAATGATCCAAGTGTTACGCCTGGGCAATGATGAGCTTCGGGAGCAAATCGAGCTTGCAGACAAGTTAACCCTTGGTGTAGGAAATGCCGAAAACGCAGAAACAGCGGCTGTGTTTAAAGATAACATGACACAGCTCACGCAGGTTTTTATTGCGATGGGAGAATATCTCTCTTTACGCATTGCTCCCTCAATTTCTCGAATTATTGAACGCTTCACAAAATGGTTTGCTGAAAATAATGATTTAGTTAAAGCGATTCTGAATGGTTTTGGCAAAATCTTAAGTTTTGTTTTTGAACTCATTGGGGCAATTGATAATATCATTTCTTCAACATTGGGTTGGAATAATGTAATTTATATTCTAGGGGCGGCATTGTTATGGCTGAGTAGGAGAATGATCCTCGCTTTTGCAACTAACCCTATTTTTCTCACCATAGCGGCAATAACCGGGCTAATTTTACTTCTTGATGATTTTCTTGTTTATTTAAAAGGTGGTGAAACCTTATTAGGCGATTTTTGGGCTCCTTTTGTTGAGGGGGCGCTAGTCGTCAGAGCTTGGATTGATAGAGCTAAAATATGGTTAGATGGCTTTCTTAAAGGCTGGGAAAAATCAGGGGCAAGTCTTGCTCCATTAAAAAATGCATTATCCATTATTTGGTCTGCGATAGGTAATATTCTAGGGGTATTCAAACGCCTAGTGATGCAAATTTTCGGCGTGTCCGATTCCGCTGATGAGCTTGGGGAAAGTGGTGAAGCTACCGGGAAATTGTTAGGCAAGATTTTCGGCTTTGTGACAGAAGTTTTTGAAGTCTTGGCTGGTGTAGTGGCTGTTGTCACGACAGCGATAAGCGCTGGGTTTGAGATCGCAGGAGCTATTGTTGTTGGCGTATTTAATGGGATAAAAGCAGTATGGGATGGTCTAGTTGAAGGCTTTACCTCCGGTGATTGGCTTGCCGCATTTTCCAAAATGTTTACCAAGCTTCAGGGCATAATGTCCAATGTGTGGCACAACATTAAGGTTGCAGCGATTGAGTTCGTCAATGGCCTGATTGGCATTATCAATAAATTTGGTGCGGGTATTGATCCTATTGAAATCCCAATTAAACAAACAATTGAAACGGTTGGGGAAGCGGCCCAAAACGTTGTCAGTACTGCTCAGAAGGCAGGTGTGGCAAATACGGGGGACTTAATGAAAACAGTCGGTGCAGTTTCAGCCGCTATCGCACCAATGCCTGTGTCCAATAATACCTCAAATGCAGATAACAGCGTGAAAAACAGCAATAATAAGTATCAGACTACCATTAACATCCAAAGCACCGGTGATCCGAAAAGAGATGGCAGAATGGCCGGGGAGGCGTTTAATCGCACTTTGGCAAATCAACAGTCTGCTATTGTGGGATGATAGGGAGGTTAAAGAATGTTTAGTTTTGCTCGTGTATCTAATCGTTCCATTGGGACGATCACATTTGATGTGGTAACAAGCGAAGATCACCAATCAGAACTGTCCATTACAGAAAATCCAATAGAAAGTGGAGCAGCGATTGCCGATCACGCTGTAATCCAACCTAAAACGGTAACAATCAACGGAATTATGGTCGATCACGATCATGGTGGATTAGGTATTAATTTACCTTATGTGGGTAATATCCGTGTGGTAACGGATTTTCTTAATCGTTTTCCCTTCCCGGTGAAAGTGATTAATCAAACCGCTCAAACGCTTGCTAAAGCTCAACGAGTGGTAAGCCAAATCGGGGGAATGTTGGAGCAGGCGCAAAGTGCGGTCAATTCCGTGCGAAAAATTGCACCTTTTTTACCTGATTTTGATTTGGGGGGATTGTTTAGCTCAGAGGGTGATGGCCGTGTACAAAAATGCTATGCGGATTTATTGGCATGCCAAAAATCAGGCGAAACGATTGATGTACAAACCGGCATCCACCTTTATAAAAATATGCTGATCCAATCTATTTCGGTGTCACAGGCACAAGATGGTAGCGCCACCTTTTTAATTACTGCTCGAGAGGTGTTTATTGTCGATACAGCAACTGTGCAAGGTGCAGATGGCAAAAATAAAACCTCAACGGCAGGGAAAAATAAAAGTGGCCGGGCGGCAACCCAAGCGGCCACAAAAACACAGCAAGGCAATACGCAACCCGCAATAAAGACACCGAAAGAAAAATCAGTTCTCTGGAATATTTCCTCTTAGGGGGCGAGATGATAATGAAACAAATCCCAGTAAACCAATCCCCTTATCAAGAACAAAGTTTTGAGTTTAATGGCATAAAAATTCGTTTGACCTTGCGTTTTAATAGCGTAGGGCGTTTTTGGGCGATGGATGTCTATGAGCCGGTCAACCAAAAACAAATTTGTACAGGTCAGGCTCTTGCTTGTGGTGTGCCTTTATTGGCACGGAGCACACAACCTTATTTCTTTTATTTAGAAGATGAAAGTGGTGCAGATTTAGACCCTATGGATCTCACCGATTTAGGCACAAGATGTTTTTTATATATTGGTGAAAAGCAATGAAACAATTTGGCAGGCAGTGGCAACTTGATTTGAGCAACGATCAAGAAACTTTAGTTATTGATCGTTTAAGGGTGGCGTTTGAAATTGATAAGACGATCAATGAAAAACCTAATCCAGCAAAAATCCAAGTTTGGAACTTAAACCGAGATCACATTAACCAGCTTTTAAGCGGAGCGTTTAAAAAAGTGGCATTATCTGTGGGCTATGGTGAATTACGTCAAATTTATGCCGGCGATATTGTTAAACCCCGTGTATTGCGTGATGGATTGGATTTCGTTTTAACGCTTGAGTGTGCAGATGGGCATCAAGCTTATACCACCTCAAGGGCAACTACAACGTTAAAGGCGGGAGCAACAGATGAGCAAATTATCCAAGAATTGCAAAAAACCATGCCTAAAGTACAGTCGGGAGCAATAGATATACCGAACAAGAGGAAATTACCTCGTGGCAAAGTATTAAATGGCAATAGTCGGGATATCCTGACTAAAATTGCTCGGAATAATGGGGCGGATTGGTCTATTCAAGACGGCTCGTTGGTTTTCTTGCCTAAGGATAAAGTGCTGAATGATGATGCGGTGTTGCTTTCCCAAGATACCGGTATGATTAACGCTCCTGAACAAACCGATGAGGGGCTTGAATTAACTTGTTTACTCAACCCTGCGCTGCAAATTGGCGGATTGGTTCAGGTTGAATCTATTCTTCCGTATTTTAATGGCGAGTACAAAATCGTGAAACTTGCACATAGCGGTGACGGTATTGGTGGTGATTGGCAAAGCAAGCTTACCGTTGTAGGCGGCAAATTTCAGAAGGTGGAAAAACCAAAGAAAGAGGCTGAAAAAGGTAAGAAAAAATAACCGCACTTTATGGCGCGGTTATTTATTACCAATTCAATTTTTTGCGTAACTTAAATTATAAACCAAAGGTTATATTTTATGAATTATGACCAGTCTTTAGCAACACCGGAAATCGCCGCAGATCGACAAATACAGCAAGACAGGTTAAATCTGCACACAGCCTTACCGGCCAAGGTCGTCAGTTTTGATCCAGCAAAGCAAACCGTGACCCTTGCGGTGCAGATAAAAATGCAACTTTCTGATGGGGGAGGGGCAGATATTCCACCGCTTGTTGATGTGCCGGTAAGTTTTCCTCGTGGCGGTGGCTTTGCTGTGACGTTTCCGTTAAAAGCGGGGGATGAGGGAGTAGCCATTTTCTCAGAGCGTTGTCTTGATGGTTGGTGGCAAAGTGGCGGTGCTTCGCTTCCGTTAGATTTTCGCTTGCACGATTTATCTGATGCGATGTTTATTCCGGGGATTTGTTCTGTTCCTCGGGTCATTAACAGCTTTTTTACCGATGGCTTATCAATGCAAACCTTAGATGGTAGTACCTATATTCGGATCACGAATGGGCAAATAAAGATCAAAGGGGATATTGAGCACGAAGGCAATACTCATCAGACTGGTGAACATCATTCTACCGGGGAGATCAGTAGTGATACTGATGTTAAAGCAGCCGGTGTATCGGGTAAATCTCATAAACACACAGGTGATAGTGGCGGTACGACAGGGGAGCCTAAAAAATGACAACAAGGGTAAGGCGATTAGATAAAAATCATGATTGGACTTTTGGGCAAGGGTTTTCAAATTACGCCACAGAATCAGAGGCTATTGCACAGAATGTACAAACCCGGCTGTGGTCGTTTACCAATGATTGGTTTTTGGATTTAGATCATGGCTTACCATGGCTTGAGCAAATGGGCCGTGGTGTCAATCTCGCAGAATGGGAGATTAAAATTAAACGGCATGTACTGGAAACTGATGGGGTGGTGAAGATCATTGATTATCAGGCAACGCTTGATCCCGATTTACGAAAACTGACAATTTCCATCACCTATGAAGATATTTACAGGAAGCAGCAGACCGCATTTTATCGTTCATAAAGTGCGGTCTTTTTTATGAGGATATTTTAATGGCAGCACTGACTGAAACAGGCATTCAAATTGAGCGATTAAACGATATCGTTGTGCGCTTTGAAGAGGGATTTAGACAAATCTATGGGCAAAATATTGATCTCTCACCTGATACCCCTGATGGGCAAGTTGTGGGGTTGTTATCTCAAATTAAGATGGATATCGAGGAACTGGCGGAAAATATTTATCGTCAGCTTGACCCTGATGTCGCAACGGGAACATGGCTTGAGCAACGTGTAGCGTATGCCGGGCTGATGCGGCGAAATGCAAGTTATAGCTATTTACGTTCTGCTATTTTAACTGGCGAGCCTTATACAGAACTTCATTTAGGCCTTGTTGTTTCAGATCCAAATAAGGTGCGATGGATTTTAATATCAAACGTACAGTTAGATGGTAATGGTTCTGCAAGAGCTGATTTCCGTAGCGAAGAGCTAGGTGGGTTCAACCTTGCTAAAAATACCACCTTAACCATTGAAACAATCACGTTAGGGCTAAATTCAGTCACGACTTTTGAGGCGGCAGAACTTGGTGTAGAAGAGGAAACAGATCAGCAACTTAGGGAACGTTTTTTTGTCAGCCGAACCAAAAATGCACAAAACTCGGCAGATGCCATTCAAGGAAAAATCGCCTCTCTACCTGATGTTAAACAGGTGAATGTGCTTGAGAACAATACGGGTCAACAAGATAAAAATGGTGTGAGGCCTCATTCAATTAATGTCATCGTAGAGGGTGGGGAAGATCACCAAATTGCGAAAATTATTTACGACAATAAAGGTGCCGGCGTAGGTTTACAGGGTGAAACAGAAGTCATCCTGAAGATAGGCAACGAACGCAGAACACTCTATTTTGATCGTGTTGTTCCGGTTGATGTTCAAGTATCTCTTCGCCTCGTGAGATATGAGGATTTCACAGAGGTAGATAAAGATGAGATTAAACGCCTACTTTCCATTCAGCGTTTTGCTATTGGGCAGAATTTATCTCAATCTCGTCTTTACTCACCGATTAACCAAGTGGGAGGATTTTGGGTAAAAGAGCTAAAAATAGGGCGTAAGGGGAAAGGATTAAAAGCTGAAAACATCCTCATCTCGCCTCGAGAAGTTGCTCGAATTTTGGCATCGGATATCACAATTGAGGTGGAATAATGGCTTATTCGGACTTATTGATTTGGCAATATCGTAACAAGCCTAAAGCCGTTGCTACAATCAAGCTGATGGAAAATATGATTGCTCAAGGGTTTGTTGAACTGTACCAATTACAAGATGTGTTAAATATCGAAACAGCAACCGGTCATCAGTTAGATCTTGTGGGGAAACATGTTGGACAAAGTAGAGTGATTAACGGTTATCAACTCAGGAAATTCTTTGGTTTTAAAGATTCGCCACATGCATTAGGTTTCGGAAAGAATTTAACAGGAGGCGGACAATGGTATCGGAAACGTAATCCGCTGTCTGATTCGGTAAGGTTATCTGATGACGACTACCGATTTTTAATCAAATGCAAAATTATCAAAAACTACCAAACCGGCACGCTCCCCAATCTGATTGAAGCGTGCCGGTTTGTTTTCGGAAAAGGGTGCGTTATTACCGATAATTATGATATGACCGTATCAGTAGTTATCCCCGCACAAAGTCTTTCTGATTTTAAAAATTTTGCAATTAATCATCTTGATATTTTACCACGCCAAGCAGGCGTGCAATACATTTTCAAATTAGTGTAAGAGGTCATTTATGGCATTGGTTAATAAACCTGATGAAAATATTTTTGCTTCATCAGCAAAACAAGGCGAAGTGGATAACTTCCCTGATTTATTACGTGGTTGGGGGATTACCTTTGACCAAACGCAAGGTATTCCACCTATGGAGTGGTTTAACTTTTTGTTTAAACGCTTAGATGAAAAACACGCCTACTTAATGCAGCGCGGCTTGCCGGAATGGTCGGCGACACAAGACTACACAAAAGGATCTTGCGTGCAGTTTGACAGCTTAAGCTACCGCGCACTGAAAGCCAATAAAAATAAGCAACCGAATGAAGCCAATTCGCAATATTGGATACGTTGGGGATTTACGCTAACAGAGATTGCCAAAGCAACCTTAACCCAATACGGGCTCACTCAACTTTACACCGGTTATGATAGTCAGCGTGAAGATGTGGCATTAACACCCAAAACCGCCTTTATGCTCAAAGCCTTGATTGATAGTCTTACTCGTAATTTGAGCAACTACATTCCCAACAGCAAAAAATCTAACGCAGTCAATAGTCCAAGTAGCGACACCATCGCAACCAGTGCAGCGGCTAAAACTGCTTACGACAAGGGCGTAGAGGCTAAAAATGCTGCTGGTAATGCACAACGCACTGCGAATGCAAAACAATCACCCTCAACTACTTTATCCGGCTATGGCATTACGGATTTTGTTGTTAAAGGCGAACCGAGTACAACGAATGCGAGAGACTTAAATTCTGATGGTATTTATGCTTTTGGAAGCGGCGGCAAAAACTTACCTATAAATGGCGCATTCAAAGTA